ATGAGCGGCAGGGAGATGAACTCGCCGAACGTCAGCATGGTGCGGATGTTCAGGTACTGGATGTTGGCGAAAGTCATCCGCTGGCCCGCATCGGCCTCGCGGCACCAGATCTTCCAGGCGCGCTCGCAGGACGCCTGATAGGCTTTCGCCTCCTCGATGGAGAGGCCCAGACGCTTGGCATCCACCCGGCTCTGCGGGTTGAGGCCCACGCCAACGGTGTTGACCGCGATGGTATCGACCGCACCGGCGGCGTGGGCATCGCTGGAAACGAGTTCCTCGGCGCGCATGCCGACCAGTTTGCGGTCGCGCTCCTCCATGAAGGCGGAGACACGCTGCGGAAACCAGTTGGACATGGTGTCCCGGTTTCCGGCGGCGCGGCGGCGCACTGGGTAGACGTGGCCGGAAATCGGATTGCCCCGTGCGTCCAGGAGGCCGCTCATCGGCGAGGCCTCATGGAGACGCTCGCCAGGGAGGAGCCGCTCACGAGGCGGGCTTTCTCCCTGGCGAGGTAATCGAGGGTCTCGCGGATCTCAGGCAAGTCGGCGCGGGTCAGCTCACGAGTGCCAACCCGGTAGGATTGGCTGGTGGAGAGCGCCAGAAGCGCCGCCTTGTAGGCGGTGAGCTGCTCTTCGAGTTCGGCGGGGGTCCAGATGGAAGCCATGCGAATCGGGATAGCGGATTCGCATGACGGATGACGGAGCTATTGGGACGTGGTGATCTTCTGGAAAAATATTTCAAAGTTATTAACAATAATCTCTATGGACAAAACAAACAACGACTGAGTCAAGATTAAGTGCTTACATTCTTTCAGTACAGGCCATCAAATTAATTCGCTTAAAAATTTTACCATATCACGGAAATCAGAAAAACTAAACTCTTTAACAAATACTCCATACATCAAAACTCCCAGCATACCACACAGATACAATCCAACAAAATACCTAGGAAATCTATAACTCAACAAAGTGAATGTGAAACTCGCGAAACTAGAAGAATCACCCAGTTTACAACAAACAGAAGGCCAATACGTAGACGCTAAAAATATGACAACCATAAAAAACAACAGCAGCAAAACGAGCATAACATCTCTAAACGCAATTCCTTGCGACTGCATATTGCTTTTAACACTCAGGTCATTATTTACTTGTTTTAACTCATTGTTTTCTTTATTTTTCGACTCAACTGTATCTTCAAGTTTTTTATTAACATCACGCAGAGTTTGCAATTCCATTATAGTTTCATTTTCCTCTGGAGTACCTAGTCCAGGATTCAATTTCACTATACTATCAGGAGCCTTTACAGAAGCAGATTTTATACTATGGAATGCGTCTAACCTGATCGGCAACCTATCAATACTATTGATTGGCTTAGCACAATTAACCACACCGACGTCAGCATCATATGACTCTTTTATATTGCTAAAATTTCCAGCTATCATTAAAAGTGGCAACACGTTACTCGACAATACTTTTGGACTACAATGTAGAAATACAATTACATTTGACGAACAATAACCCTTGTCATACGCACAAATATCATTGACAATTTCCGCATCACTTTTTCTTGACACCGTCAAAATTATCAGATCATTATTCTTAACAATATTTTCTAACACTCTAACAACGTTACCATGAACATTTGACGCAGTTTGGTCATTGGCATCATTCAAAAGCTCAATTCTTTCGTACTCCCTAACAACATTAGGTGAAAAAGATATATTTTTATCCTTTTTATTTAATCCACGGAATGCCACTTCGCCAACTGCACTTGTTAATATCATTACATTCTTTGCGCGATCAAAACGGGTAGAAATGCTATCTCCATTATTTATACTAGTCATTGATTTCTCAGCAATCTCTAAATAAAAATGCTGAACATTGTTATAACCTTCTTTCTTAATCCAAGACTGATCTTGTAAGTCCGATGAATAACACTGCGTTATACTAGACGAAAACAAGTTTCCATAGCTTGATAACTTAAATAATTCACTTTTTTTATTGAGTATCCTTTCAACAGCCCTACGCAACACATAAATATCACGTTCATTTTCTTTGAAATATCTAACCAAATCCGAGTGAATATTCACAATATCCTGAGTCTTCCACGACTTCTTAACTACTTCCGAAACGGATCCAAACAACAACATGTCATGACCTGCCAACAATGCATTAATAGCTACATATGATATTGTTTTATTTTCTCTTTTAATATACATATCCACAGCCTTTGCCCCAAGATCATCTGTAATTACCAAATGATTTGCATAATTTAGTCCTACACATTTTTGACCTCCGACAACCACATCTCCGCCACCTCTAAGTAATTCATCGACAAATAACTTTGACACCGTAACAAACTGAGAACGAGGATCCACTGTTTTAGCTATAGAGAATTCAATATGCGCCGTCATCACCCCGTCTAGGTGATCACGGAGTTGGGGATATGGAATCACTTCATTGACAATTTCACTAGGACTTTTATTACTCTCAGGTAGACCTAGATCAGAATGGATTTTTGTCCCGTAGTGTCCTGGAAAATGCTTGCCTACGACCTGAATGCCAGACTCTTTTAACCCAGACACATAATAAGATACACTTCCAAGTACCGATGAGTTGCTCCCACCAAATACTCTATTATATGATACAGATTTTGTATTACCTTGATCACATTGATCTATGTCAACGACAGGTCCCAAAATCATATTAATCCCCAACGAACTCAACTGATATGACAAAAGCTTCCCTGCTCTCTTTATTCTTTGTCCGTCAAGCATTGACAACGTCAACGATTCAATCGGTGGATATATCTTATTCTCTAAACCACAAATTGATACACTTTCGAAATCACTTGCAATATATAGCGGGATTTTTCTATTGTGCACATAGCTAAGCGACTGCAATTTATTATTGAAATCAATGATCTTATTTTGCATCTCTTCGACGTTATTATATTTTGACCGGAAATTATGTTTATTTACAAATATATTTCCGATATGTAATTCTCCAATTATTTTTTTTAAAAATTTGTTATCGTAATAATCTGAAACTGTTACAGGAACACCTACCATCATGACTTGTCCAACCATCTCTTCTACAGTCATAGCATTAACAAGTCTTTTAACATCATCATCCTTGCCAGCCATGCATAACGAACAAGAACAAAAGAACAGCAACACTGCCGCAGCATAAGGATGCAAATTAAAATTTTTCACTGTTGACCTCTCTGTTTATAAGCAGTATTCTTCTTTCTCCCCCCTTCCTGTCAATTGTAACGCTTAAATTCCATGGATAACATTAATATTTTCTTGTTAACCTACCCTTCCGCTTCTCTTTACTAGAAATACTATGAGTTTTCACAGCCTTCGCCCTGGCGGTATGACAGTAGAAATTATTTCCGTAACAATATAATTTTATTATGTTATTATATTTCTTTGCAGCCACGTTTCGGCAACCCATGCAGGCAGCCTAATCCCCTTCCTTTTCCCCGTCCGATACGCCGGAGCCAACTCCCCACTCCCCACCTTCCGGTAAAATTCCGTCTTCGAAAACCCGCACTTTTCACAAAAGTACTTCCAATCCCGCAGCCGCTCATCTCTCTTCACTTGTTCTTCAGCCATCTCTACCCCCTCCTCCCAAGAATTCTCGACTTCGCGTCCCCTGCCACCATCTGCCGCGCGGCCACAGCCTGATTACGATTCGCCACGGCCTGGTTCTCCCCCTCCGCCCGGTTCTTCCGCTGCGCTCTGGCCAGCATCTGCAAGCTGGGCACCCAACTCGGGTCCACGCAGGCGGAGGCGATCACCGTGCAGTCCAGGTAGTGGTTATCCCGGCGGATACGCTCCCAGAGCAGTTCGCCGGATTTCGTCCGCACCAGGCGTTCCGCCGCGATCTGCGCCGTGAAGTCCTCCTCCGTGCCGGAATGGAGGTGCATGGGCTGGCGTGAATCCGGGTCCATGCGCCCATGGATCAGCCCCTTGAAGAAGGCCGTGTCGATGACGCCAAGCTGCAAGCCGCCGGGCAGCAGCCGCCCGGAACGCGGGAGCTTGTCGATGGTTGACCAGCGCACAGGCGCGAGCTGCTCCCGGCTGGCCCCCTTGACCGCGAAGACCTTGCGGGTCCGGGCGTGCTTTCGAACATGGAGGTAGACCTCCTCCGTGCGGGACCACTGGCCGGAATCGGTCTCGCCGCCGCCGGTGTCGTAGCCCAGCCGCCAGAGGCCCATCTCGCCGCCACCTTCGACCGGATACCGTGCGTCATGGATGACCTCCACATCGTCCCAGTCCCCTGCGATGTACCCATAGTCCACCAGCCAACTCTCCAGGTTCTCCGCCCAGGCCCACACCGTGAACCAGAACCCGCGCTTCTGGACGTCCACGCCGCAGGTGAGGGCCACGGCCCCGCGCGGCACGGTGCGCGGCGGCAAATCGCAGCGCAGGGCCAGGATCTTTCGCGCGTCGGTCTCCAGTTCCTTCTGGCTGTACGGAAGCGCCCCGCGACCGTTGTAATAGTCCTTCATGGCGCGGGGGTCGCCGGAGGCCTCGGCAGCCAGGCGATCCGCCGCGATCTCGGAAAGGCTCACGAACCGGGAGACCAGCGAGGGCAGATGAATGCCCACGGAGCGCGGGTGCGGCACGGGCTCGTCAGCGCGCCACTCGCCGCGCGACACGGCAACGTCGCGGGCGTGGTCGCTCCATTGGTACTTGCAATGCTCGCACTGGTAGCGACCAAGCTTGCGCCGCTTGACCTCGCGCGGATCCGCGCAGCCCTCAAGCACCACCACACGATCAAGGGACATCTCCTGAAATGAGCCGCAGGCCGGGCAGGCCACGTGGAAGCGCCGCAGCTCGTCGCACTCGCGGGTAACCAGGGTCCAGATGCTGCTGCTCTCGTCGCCCATGGGCTTGGAGATGAGCAGGAGCTTGCGCTTGTGGCTGTAGCTGATGGTGCGCTCGCGCAGCTCGTACACGGGCGCGCCCTGCCCGGCGATCTGGCGGTAGAGGTCCACCTCGTCCATGAACATGTGCATGATGGACACCGAGGCGCGCTGGCTGGGGGACTGCGCGGAGGCCAGAAAGAGCGTGGAGCCGTCGCTCAGTTCCACGCCGTTGCGGGTGTCGCGGTGCAGCAGGCGGCGCAGGGAGGCGGAGCCCCTCATGCGCGGCAGGAGCTTTTTCTGAACAGCCCTGGTCAGGGTGTCCTCGTCAGGCATGACGATCATTTTAGGGCCGGGATGGTGCTCCATGGAATAGAACAGGCAGGCCATCATGAGCTCGGTCTTGCCGATCTGCGGGCTGGCGCACACGTCCACCTCCTCCACACCGGGCTGAAAGAGCGTGTCCATGATGCCGGGCAGGTAGGGCGTGGCGTCCAGGCGCAGGCGCGAACCGGCGTAGGGGCCGTCCTGCACGATGATGTTGCGGGCAGCCCAGACCGAGACCGGCAGGCGCTCGCGCTTGCGGAAGATGTCGCGTTCGGCGTCGGAGAAACGGAAGGTGACGGCGGTCATGACGCTACTCGCAAAGCCGATACTCGGAAGAGCACTGGGTCGGATCGGAGGAGATGTTCATGAGAAGACCTCCAGGTCCTCCGCGACCTCGCGCATAGTCAAAGCCAGCGCGCGCCGGGCGGCCATGTCCTGCGGCAGATCGTCCAGTAGCAACCGCGAAATGTCGTTTTGCAGGTTCAGGAGCTCGACCGCGACGAGGACCTGATTGTCGTTGGAAGGGACGAGACGCTCGTTCATAAGTCCCCCGTGGGTAGTTGAGCCGAGCGCCAGTCGCGGACGATGGCTGTGGGAGCGACCGGGCACTCGCTGCGCTGGATCACGCCCCATACCCTGGCCATGCAGCCGCGCAGCATCCGGCGCTGCAACTCGCTGTTTCCTTCGTCATAAAGCAGGGACTCCAGGCAGTGGGCGGCATGCTCAAGCCGGTCGCCACTGGCGGCAGCGCCGGACGGGTTCACCTCAATTGCCTCAACGCCTGGACAGCGTTGCTGCCGGTAGAAGAACAGTGCCGCGCGGACGCTGTTGAGGTCCTTCGTGCTGGGTTGGGGCATCCCGCATGCACGCAGATGCATAGCCAGGGCGGTGCGGCATTCGTCGATGGCGGCGGCGAGGGTGTTCATGCCGCACCTCCCTGCCCTTCGTGCTTTTCATGCAGCCGCCGCAATAGAACGCCGTGCTCCCGACAGTTGACATTGAACGACCGCAGGTTGAGCATGTTCTCGCTCGGCAATCCCTTGCTCTCCCGACACCAGGTCACAAAGGCTTGGTGCAGTGCATTACCCGGAGATCCACGACATCAGGCGAAGCCAGGCACATCTCCAGAAACTCCCTGACCAGGGAATCAGCGGTCTCGCCACGAAAGGTAAATTCTGCGCTCATCATACCGCTCCAGTGCGTTGAGGTTAGGGATTGAAAGCCGCCCGCTCGCGCCGCGCCGCGCGCAGGAGCTGCTCCACGTCAGGCTCGGGATGGGCGCTGGACTGAAACCGGTGCTTCCAGGTGTCTGCCTGGGGCTGCCCGGCCAGGGAGGTCCACCCCAGGAGCAGGGCCAAAAGCACGGCAGCCAGGATGACGGCCAGAATGCGCCGGGAGAAAAGAGAGTCCTCGTGGGTGATGAGCGGAGGTGCAACAGGCATTTCAGCCTTTGGAGGGCAAAGACGACCCGAGCGGCGCAGATCCTCCGCAAAAAGCTCGGTCTGGCGCATGGTGCGGATGCGTTCGCAGGCCGTGGACAGATCGGCGTTCGGCATGCCCAGGGCTTGGCGAATCTCGTAAGGGACTGCTTCGTTCACTGACTCACCCTCCTTTCTGTTCAGGCCGCGTCTCCGGCCAGCTCGTCCGATTGCCCCACCACGAACTCCCGGTCTGCCGCCCAGGCTTCCATCCAGTCCGCAGTCGATTCCTCCCAAAAGCGCAGAAACTGCGGGAGCTTCGCTTCGTCCCCGCCAACCAGGGCGATGATCTGCGGCCCCATGAGATGGCCGTAGTTCTCGACCTGGGCGCGGAAGAACTGCGCCCTGGCCGCACGGCCCCGCTCAACTTCGGCGCGTGGCACCAGCTCGCCCTCGAGTTTGAGGCGGCGCATCCGGGCCAGCTTGGCCTGCTCCGATTTGTGGTCGGCGTCGGCCTCGAGGCGCTGGCGCGAGGCGTCGGCAGTCTGGGAGTCCTCCTCCCTGGCCACGGTGGGCAGAGCCGCCGCGTAGGCCAGCAGGACCTTTTCCTCGAAACGACCTTCCGCGTCGGTGGGGATCAACCGGGCCTTGCAGTCGTCGTAAAACTTGGTCCGCCCGACCTTGAAGCCGCGCCCTTTCAGGTAGGCCAAGGCTTCCTTTCGTTTGGCGAAGAGGCGACCGCCTGGTGCAGGGGTCTCCGCCTGGGACGCCGCGAGGTTCACCTCGTCGCGCGCCTTACGGAAGGCGTCGATGTTGTCCTTGGTGGGATGATCTTTCATGCGTTTCTTGGCCTCCTCCTTGGCCTTCAGCAGGCAAGGCAGATCCGTGGAGGCGCTACGCTCGAGGTAGGGCTTGAGATCGCCGTTCATGCCGCGCCTCCGGCTTCTTCAAACGTCCTGCCGTCCGCTCCAACGGCCTCGCGCCCCGTGTGATCCTGCCAGCGCCGGACGATCACATCTGCGAAGCGCGGATCCAGTTCCAACGTGCGGCAGGCCCGCCCCAGAGCCTCACAGGCCATGAGCGTGGAACCGGAACCACCGAAGGGATCAATGACCAGGCCGCCCGGCCTGCTGGAATTGCGGATGAAGCGTTCGATGAGAGCTACCGGCTTCATGGTGGGGTGCGCGTCGCTACGCACTGGCTTGTCCACGCTCACCACCGAGCCGGGCACCACCTCCACGGAGAGGTCCTGGCCGGACAGGATGAA